TTTTCTTTATTTTTCCATCTTCTCCAATAACTTCAATAATAGGTCTTATAGGAGGATCTTGCTGACCTGTTGAACTTCTACCAGTTTCAAGACAAGGATAATATGTAGTTCGCATTCTACTATCATAATCAGGTAATGCCATTAAATAGGTATTAACTGATTTACGAACACGTCTATCTTCTAATATTAATTCAATAGTCTTTCGATGTTCTGGAAGTTTAGCTCCATTAGTTTGATTATTTAAAAGTGCAGTTAATTCGTCTTCACCTGTTCCTTCTCTACGAGGTAATTTATAATTATCATATAGTAAAATACTAATCTGTTTTGGTGAATTAACATTTATTTCAGTTCCAGTTAATTTAAATAATTCATATCGAAGACGTTCATCCCATTCGACATACTTATGAATTAGAAAGTCGCGCTGTTTAGTATCAATATTAAATCCTTGATTTTCAATCGCGAGATAAAACTCTGGCAATCTCATTAAAAAATTTTCATAGAATGACCTCTGACCTAATTCATCTAAATCAGAATTCATATTCTCATCTATTTCATATGTTACACATGCATCTCTTGCACATCCTATTAATAGGTCTGTAATTGATCCCTCATACATTCCTTCATCTTTATAGAAAGGTTCATCTGTAAATATACTTTGATTAAATGCAAGGCGTTTAGGTAATTCAGGATTAATAGCATGTGCTTTTAACATCGTATCGGATACTAATCTATTGATGGTAAATCCTAAACGACGTATTTTATCTCTATCATAATTGAAATTTTGTCCTATAATATCTTTTATTGATAATAATTCAGCTAATATAATCCATATTTGAATTAAATCAGCATCAGGTATATTAGACATTCCATCAGTATTCCAAAGAGGAACACACATTCCATGACTTTTATTAAATGCAATTCCAATACATACAGGTAAACAATGACCTGCTGCTTCGATGTCAACCGACATTTTAGTATGTAATTTATAAAGATCTCTAAACTGAGCTAAATCATACGAACTTTTAGCAATTTGTAATGTTCTTTGGGGTAATATTATATCAGATGAATAGGATTGATTTAAAACGCGTTTGTAATCAAATAAAATAATTGGTCGATTCCAATATCCTTTAAATTCAATATCAGTTGCGTGCCAATTTAAATGATCTGGATTATATGATGGGATAAACTTTCGTCCCATTCCTAATAAAATACTACCACGATAATTTTCAATATTAGTTTTACCTGTTAACGCCCATAATGCAGTTTTACCAACTCCAAGAATTACATTGGGTTTAATACCATTAATTTCATTTTGTAATTCTTCTAATTGTTTATGAATATCAATACCTTCATTCTTTGCTCTTATTGCAAATGGTATTTTCTTTTTTCCAATATTAGGAGATATATGATATTTACTTACAGTGCTTAACCAACAATTTCCTTTGTTAATATTTGCTTCTTTAAGTAATGTATCTAATTCTCTACTTTTAGTAAAAGGTTTTTGAATATCATCATAATTAGGACATTCGCCAAGTATCATTATCTTGGCTCCTAATGGTCCATATCCTGGTATATACTTTTTATCGTTCATTGTCTTTCTTCGCCTGTTCATTAATTATTTCAATTATATTTGCTGCCATTATTAAAAGTTCTGGAAAATCTTTGTCAATTAATGGTAAACCAGAAAATATTAGTGCTGCCATTAATTGATTAAATATCTTATGTAGATATATACTTCTGACTTCACTACTATCTGATAGGATATTTATTTCATCAGAAACAACATTGGAAACATCCTCAGACCATTTTAATAATTTTGGATCTATATCACTCATTACTAACCTTCTTCTCGTATAGTTCATCTGAATAACTGTATTCTATACATAGAATTTTATTATTTATTAGTATTAAATGTTTACTATCTAATAAAAACAACCAACCTGTATCGGCATCTTCTATTATAACTGGTATATCTCCATAATTATCTTTTAGCTTATCTAATAATTCAATTAGAGACTTAATAGTTAATTTCATTATTCATCTCCTATTTACCATTTTTTATCTCTTGTATCCCTAACTTCATCATCTCTTTCAGCCTTAGAACGTCCCCTCGAATCTCTAGTTCCTTTACAGTATGGATAGTTTCTACATCCCCAAAATGCACCAAATCTACCTATTTTTGGTATCATATCGAGATTACATTCAGGGCATTTAACATTTTCTGGTTTCATGGTCTTCTCATTAATTCTTCTTTTAACTCACGTTTTAATCTATCAACTTCATACCAATTTCCTGTATCAGTGTGTGCGTATGTAACTTTATCATCAATAATAGCTTTTATTAGTTCAATTAATTTAACAACTAACATTTCACAATTAAATTCATGTTGCTCTCCTTGATTCATATTCTCTCCTAACAGCAACAATGATCAGTTAATGTCATAAACCAAGCATAAAAATGCTTACTATCTTCAGATTCATCTAATTGTTCATTTTCCTTGTAGACAAATACTAGTATGCCCTTGTATCTAATATCAGGTTTTATTTTCACTTTAGAGTTAGTTTCCTTTGCATCTTCTTTAATGTTTTTTAATTTGCAATAGTTACATATAGTTAGTTTACTCATGGCCTGAACTCAATTCGGCTGATTTGTTTTAATAGATATGAGGCTTCATTTTTACCTATATTATCATTTCTTACAACAATATGGTAAAAACTCAATATTGGATAGCAATCAGGATAATCAATTGATTTTTTTGATTGAGACTTTAAATAAACCTTTGTAATCATTTCATTCACCATTCAGCTATTGTTGTTCTTGAATCATCATCTACTTTTGTTAAAATATATATCTTATCTCTACAAATTTCAATTTAATTCTAAAATCTTTAATGAATGATTGTTCATTTGGTCTTGATTCATAACGAAAACATACTTCTTTACTTGGAATATCAAATCCACTATTATAACTTGAAATATCCCTAATTAATTCTATTGAGTCATCTTTATATGTTATTTTGGCTGTCATTTTTTTTACCCTTCATTATTATTTATCTTATCCAAAACATCATGACGTGTTTTACAATATATCAATTCTTGATTATGATGTATTGCATTAGCTATTTTAAGATTTTCACTTGCTAATCCTATTGATATATTGAAATATTGAGATGTATTTTTGATACTCCATTTTTTATTATAATTAGTCATAGCTAAATGATAAAGTTCTATTATAAATACTTTATCGTGCCATTTATTATTAGTTTTTCGATATTTTTCAAGAAATGTCATTCTTCCTTCTTAGTATTAAATTCAATGACTTCGATTTTAATAGCTCTAAATCCTTTGTTATTATCAGTGTTAATTGCAATAAATGATACGGGCATTCCTTTTTTTAAATTAATAAAATTAAGTGTATTTTGCTTTAATGAAGTCCAATGAAAGAAAATTCGAGTAAATTTAATTTCTCTGCTGCTAATAAAACCCCATCCTGCTTCATTGAGATTAATAATCTTTCCTTCAATTCTTTTATCTTCATTAGCTTTTGCTAAAGATTCTTCAGTATCTTGAGTTAATGGTAATCCTAAACCACGAACTTTATCAAATATATTTGCCATTATTGTCCTCATATTCTAAGTAAAAATCGGTGGACTATCCGTAAATTATTTTATAATCATTGGATAGCCCACCTATCATTACATTGCTGATTATGGCCGCTATTAGCCCTTTATCTCTATACCATCGCGCGTTGAATGGTATCTATTCTATTTAGTGCTCCCGGCACTATATTACAATAGAATATAGGAGATATAGCAATTTTTCCTCAACAAGTAATGGGTATTGTATTACTAATCTTCTTCATCACTTAATTCTGAATCTGGTTCTTCGTCACTTTCCTCGTCAATATCAGAATCTGCATCTGTGTCTTTTTTAGATGCGTCATCCATATCGACTATTTCATCATCCATTATTACAGGCTCTTTTTCATCAGTCATTTGAAATTCCTTTCACTTAGTTAAGGTTAATTGTTGGGATTTAGGCGAGTATATCTGATTTTCATCAGTTTTCTCCTATCTTATTTATTTTTATTGGACTCCAACCAATAAAAACTTATTCGATAGAATCCCAACAAACTTAATTACGTTGTCTTTGCTGCGCGATATTTATGGTTAACTCTATTTATAATACGTCCTTGCCACGTATCATTTTCAACATATATATCGAGTTCACGACCTTCAGCAGATCGTAAATCGAATCGAGTGCCTGATTTAACTTCAACACCAAATGCTTGTAAAAATCCAACAGCAAAACTAATAGCTTTACTGTTAAAATTCCAATCAACAGGAACGCCTTCAAAATCTTTTGTTCCATCATCAGCATTGAACAGAATAGTTCCCTCCACAGGATAGTTAGTAGATGGTCCCTTTTCAGATGTTTTAGCGGGTGTTTCACCTATGGAATTAATTCTTACACGATACCATGCAGGTAATACAGTTTTTCCTCTCAAAAGTTCACGATCACTAAACGTAATGAATGGCATTGTTTTGTCCTTTGTTTGGTTGTCAGAATTTAACTAGTGGTTGTTCAGTCTTTAGTTTGTCTATTGCTGGTTTGATCCATTTATCATACAATGAATCATTATTAAAGAGGATTTTTCTCTCTAATGGAAGTGAAGTTCGCGCAAAATCATTTCCAGTATGAACTGTAATTATACCATAATCACCATCTCCTTTATCTACGTCAAATCCAGGATCGACATTAAAATGATAGACTTCAGTGCAGTATGCAGAAATTTTTGAACTAATTTTATCTCCGCCAGTTACAATTACTCTACTGTGATGTGTTAATTTATTACTATCATCATTTTTTCTTT